ATCAGTGGCCAGTGTGGTCACGCAGATTGACCCGTTGGTACGCATTGCACCCGAACGGGGAGCAACCTTCGCCGACCTGCTCAAGTGCGGTACCCACTCGTTGGTAGCCACCGCTGCGGCACGTGTGATGGTGCAGTCGGTACTACCCGCCGCTCACTTTGAGTTGCGAAGAATTCTTACCGTACGGCAGGGGCACTTGAATGATTGAGCTATTGCACCCTGACAACGTGGTGACAGTGGACTTTGAGTCACGCTTCAGTGACGCCGAGAAGCTGGGCTTCAAGCATCAATCCACTGAGGAGTACATCCGTGACCCACGCTGGCTGACCTATGGTGTTGGCGTCAAGAAGGGAAGCAACCCCAGCCTGTGGTTGTATGGCCACAAGAAGGTAGCCGAGTTCTTCCGGCGCTCCGACTTCAAGGCTACCACCATGCTGGCGCACAACGCCAAGTTCGACGGGCTGGTGTTGAGTCATCACTACGACGTAAGGCCGCAGCACTGGGTGGATACCCGCTCGTTGGCAAGCATGATGTTCGGTAACAACTTGCAGTCAACGAGCCTTGAGCACCTGACCAAGTTGTTGCTGCCCGGTGAGACCAAGGACAAAGGAATCCTGTTGGACCTTGAGGGCCGGTATCGCCTGTCACCCGAGGAAGCCTATGAAATGGGCGAGTATTGCAAGGGCGACTGCGACAAGGCGCACATGCTGTACTCACTGTTCTACCGGTGGATGAAGGGAAGCGACGAGGCACGTGACTTCAACCTGCTGACCGTGGACTTCGTGACCCGCATGTTCACTGACCCCATGTTGGAACTGGACCCCGACCCACTGGCCGAGGTGCTTGCCATCGAAGAGGCAGAGAAGCAGGCAGCACTGGACCTGAGTGTGGCTACCAACATGGTGCAAGTGCGCAGCAACAAGCAGCTGGCCACGTTGTTGCAGTCACACGGGGTGACGCCGCCCACCAAAATCTCCCCGACCACGGGCAAGGAGACGTACGCGTTTGCCCAGTCCGACCCGTCCTTCGTGAAGCTGGTTGACCATGACAACCCGGCCGTTGCCAACTTGGTGAAGGCGAGGCTGCGCATCAAGACCAGTATCATGGACACACGCGCTCGTAGTTACCTTGGCGTTGCCCAGCGGGGCACGTGGCCGGTGGACCTGAACCTTTCAGGGGCACGTACCACGCACCGCCTGAGTGGTGGCAGCGGGGGCGGGGGTAACCCGCAGAACTTGGGCCGGGGTTCCAAGCTACGCAAGGCGGTGATGGCGCCACGCGGTTTCCAGATGATGTCGGTAGACAGCACCAACGTGGAACTGCGCATTGCCATGGCGTTGGCAAGGGAAAGCGAGGTACTGAGCGCACTGTGGGACCCGACCACTGACCTGTATGTCATGTTCGCTGCGCAGATGTACGGCAAGGTGCCAGAGGACGTGACCAAGCATGAGCGACTGTGCGGCAAGATTGCCATGCTCTCGCTTCAATACGGTACCGGATGGGGCGGGTACATGAACGCCGCCTATGGCTGGGGTGTGGAGCTGGAAGCCGAAGAGGCCATGCGGGTGGTGGCCTTGTACCGTGCGACCTTCCCTCACATCGTGGCGACATGGAAGCAACTGGACTATGTGCTGGCCAAGCTGGAACGTGGGCAGCAGGAAGGCTGGTGGAATGACAGGCTGGTGTTTGCCAACCCGAACACAACGGCCGGCTGCGCTGGCTTCACGATGCCAGCTACCGGGCTGAGCATTACCTACCCCAAGCTACGCTACCAACGTGACGGTGACGAGCGTAGGGAGCTGGTGTACAGCCGCTATAACCAAGACACCCATAGACTGGAAGATGCCCGGCTGTGGGGTGCGAAGTGTTTTGAAAATATCTGCCAAGCACTGGCTCGCAACGTGGTGTTTGGGCAGCAACTGAAACTGGACAGGTACTTAAAAGAAGAGGTTGACCCTGCCTGCCGCACCGTGATGTCCATTCACGACGAAAGCCTGTGCCTCATCCCCGACCATATCCACATGGACAAGGTGTGCACCATGGCCGAGAAGATTTTTTCCGAGTCACCAAAATGGTGGCCCGAACTACCTGTATTTGGAGAAGCCCATGCTGGAGCAACGTATGCCGACTGTAAATGAAACCCTGCCTGCAGACCTGTTGGCAGAGATGACCAAGCCTCGCGACAAGAGGGCACCCACTGCCCACTCACTGGCGCTGGTGTACTGCGACCACTGTGGGCCAGCGACTGTCGATGAACTGCTGGTCTACATCTGGAACGTGACCGGTGAGGCCAAGACCCGCGACTACCTGTACCACGTGCTGAAGCGACTACGAGACCGTGGTTACCTTGAACGGGTGGAACTGGAAAGCGAGGTGGTGATTCGCCACATGTTGACACCGGATGGTGAGCACTACCTGTCCACCCACAAGCTGCAGTACATCAAGCCCAAGGGTAACAAGCCGCAAGTCATCAAGCCCAAGGCCAAGCGATGAGCGGCGCACCGGTAATTGCGTGGTCCCACTCCCGGGTGACTGCGTTCAAGACCTGCCCCCGTAGGTTCTTTGAACTGAGCATCGCCAAGAATTTCGTGGAGGACTTCGGACCCGAGGCCGACTGGGGTAAGAAAGTGCACAAGGCACTGGAGCGTAGGCTGTCCCTTGGCGTCACGTTGCCAGCAGACATGATGCAGTACGAGCCGCACGCCCTGAAGGTAGAGGAACTGGGCCGGCGCCTTGACGCACCCATCCTGTGCGAGCAGCAGCTGGCCGTGGATACGAAGCTGAAGCCCTGCGGCTGGTTCGGTACCGACACGTGGGGACGCTGCATCACCGACGTACTCATGGCCAACATGACCACAGGCAATGCCATCGCCATCGACTGGAAGACAGGTAAGAAGAAGGACGACGACAAGCAGCTGGCACTACAAGCTGCGTTCGTGTTCCGTCACTACCCAACCGTGAACCGGGTGATGTCAGCCTTCTGTTGGCTGGCCCACGATGGGGACCTGAGTTTCCTTGGGTTCACACGCGACCGCGAGACCACGTTATGGAAGCAGTACCTGCCCACCGTGCGTGAACTGACTGACGCCATGGTGGCAGGCAGCTGGCCAGAAAACCCGAGCGGACTGTGCGCTAAGTATTGCCCAGTCACCACATGCAAACACAATGGAGGATTTAAAAAATGAGTATGCGAGGACCGAGTAAGACCCACCAGATGGACCTGACCTTGAAGTTCAGGTTCGTGGACCGAGGTGGCCTGTACGTTTTCGACGTGACCCGCACCGCCACCGGCCAGCAGATGAAGGCAATCAGGATTCCTGCCGGCTTGTTGGCAGCGTTGCCCAAGGCTGACGACGAAGCGCCAGAGGTAGGACGCACCATCGACCCAGCCCAGCTTGAGCTGCCGCTGAACATTCCACAGTAACCACCGACCAGAGCGAGGAAAAACAAATGAGCAAGTCATTGCTGTACACCACCAACATTGACCGCCTGATGCACGCGGTCAAGGCGACCCTTGATACCAGCATCGCCGCCCTGCCCTTGTACCGGCACCCGCTGTACGTGGGCGTGGCCCTTCCCGACACGTTGCCACCGCTGGGCATGTTCAAGGACTTGGGCCTGAAGGGCATCCTCACCAACAAGGTGGCAGCGTTCAACGAGGCCGTGGAAGCCAAGGACTGGGAGCAGTGCCTGTGGCTGACCGAGCGGCCGTTCCGCATGGACTTCCTGTTCAACCTGTTGGAATCCGACTATGACATATCGGAAGGGGTGCGGGCCGAGCTGACCAAGGCTGTATGGATGGACTGCGAAAGCCCGCACGTCAACAAGGAACTGTGGATGGAGTGGTTCGACTGGCTGCACCAGTACCAAGAGGCCAGCCTCCACCTCACCGCCAACTGGACCCACCTGTACACCGCTGACGAATGGGCGGCAAGGAACCAGTTGGTTGGCAAGAAGGCGTCACCCAAGGACGAAGACCCGACCATCGTTGTGTACCGGGGTACCTGCACCAATGAGGGCGCCGAGTTCATGGAACGCTATGGCCTGTCGTGGACACTGGACCGGGACCGGGCCATCTGGTTTGCGCAACGCTTCGCCGGCTGCGGTGAACGAGGCGCACCCATGCTGCTTACTGCCGAGGTGGTAGCCAAGAACACCATCGGTCCATGGCAAGGGCGGGGCGAGGACGAAATGGTGCTGCCCTATGACATGCACCGCGTGGTGAAGCAGGTGTTGAAATGAGCATCAAGGTAGACACCGACCTGCTGCGCAAGGCGACCTACGAATACATCGTGGTCACTAACGCCATGGTGGAAGTGAACCTGAGTAACCTGCTGAACAATGCAGCCGACGAACTTGACCGCCTACACGCCGAGCTTGCTCAGTGGAGAACCAGCACCGAAGCCCTTGCTGTGCGCATCATGGGGCAAAAGCGTTACGACAATTCCCCCTGCCAAGCTCATCCACTGGAGTTGGTGGAGGAATATGTTGAGGGACTGCACGCCTACAACGTGACCCTGCTTGCCATCAAGGCACGACTGGAGGCACAGGTTGCGGCCCTTACCAACAGCGAGCCAAGGGGTGGGCCACTGGTACTGGACCATGACGCCGCGCCTGAGTACGGGGAGAACATGATATGAGCACCAAGAAACCCGAGACGTTTGATGAGGTCGCCGCCCGGCTGCAGGGGCATGGGCCTGCGTCACACAAGGACATCGTGTACATGCTGCTGACAGTGAAGGGGCTACGCGAGCAACTGCGCACCGCCGAAGCTGAGTTTGAAAAGCTGCGCACCAAGTACGCCATTCTCAATGAGGTGGCAGGGGTGCGGACCCAGCTGTGGAACCCCCGGGCCATCGTGCAGATTGCAGCGGTAGGTTCGGGGGTTGAGCGGTTGTACGCACTGGCTGCTGATGGCACCTGTTGGCAAGGGTACTGGGAAAGTGGGGCCTACTTTAATTGGAACCGGGTGCAGGCCCTACCCACTGTGGAGAGAGCGCCATGAACATCGAACTGTACTTGGTGGTCTCCGCACGCAAGCGATACACCTACTGGGAGCCGGGCGCTACCCGGGTCACCAAGAAGAAACCGTCCTTGGCTTCCAACGAGGTAGCCATCCACGTAAATCTGGACATTCCCACCGCGTTGTTTGAGAAGCCGGTGCTTACCTTCACGGCGACATTGCCTAACGTGAGTGGCAGCTTCGACCTGACCCCCAAGGTGCAAGCGAACATCGCTGATTACATTCGTCAGCAGACCGGCATGACGGTGGAAATCAAGGCCCCTGAACCTGAAGCAGAGCAACTGCCATGACCGACCAACTGAAACTGAAGCTGCTGCTCTTGTTCGTCATCCTGCTGCTGGGCGGCCTCATGTTGTTATCCATCGCAATGGGCCGTGTCGCTTCCTCCGCTACCTCCGCGTTTGGATTGGGCTGGACTTGTGCCGTCTTGTTGACAGTGACGGGGGAGCGCAAGCCATGACTGACGCCATCGACACCAACGAACTGCGCCACATTGCCAACGTAGTACCTCTGGCACGTAACCACATAAAGGTCGTGGTAGATGCAGCCGACGAACTGGACAGGCTGCGGGGGGATAATGACAGGCTCATGCGCCGTGAATTTGGCGTGTCAGAATCAGAAGCCTTGCAATCGCTGGAAGGCTACATTCAGGCAAACAATCAACTGCGCGATGAAATCACCACCCTCAAGGCAACGCTGGAACGGGTGCGTCCCCTGCCGGGGGAGTGGCGCAGTAAAGCGATGGCTGATGTGCCCGAGGCGTACGCCATTCGCAATCTGCACCGTAAGTATCTGAACACGGACTGCATGGCTGGCGGCATGAGTGACTGTGCCGACGAGTTGGAAGAGAAGCTGGAGAACAGGCCATGACTGACCCAAGAAAATCAGACGAGAACGATGTCTTCCCGGTCAGCGTTGCTGTAGCCCTCGTGATGCTGCTGTTCATTTTCTGGGCGCGTGGCTGTGCCTTTGCTCAAGTGGCTTCCTCATGCACCAATGGAGGCTCATGGACCCATCTCAAAATAATGGAACTGGACCAAGGCTATCACTGCACACCTGTCGTCAAGGAGGAAACGCCATGACCGGCTTCAGAAAGGAACTGGAACAACTCATCAACAGGCACAGTATGGAGAGCGGTAGCCACACGCCCGACTTCATCCTTGCCCACTACTTGGGCCAGTGCCTGACGACTTTCAACGCGGCGGTATCGTGGCGTGAGCGGTGGTATGGGCGAGGGCCGGTAGTATCGTCCGTGCCCTTTGCCACCGAGATTCCAGCCGAGCAACTGGGTGCCGACGTGGTGGCAGTGCAGCAAGAGACTGACCGCTGCGTAGCCAAGTCGCTGACCCAAGAGGAAGCCGACCAGTGCGAGCACAAGGTGGAAGTGCATGACCTGCGTAAGCCTGACGTGTTCATCCACTGTGGCATCTGCGGCTGCAACCTGCGCACCATCTTCAGTGATGACCGGGAAAGACCGTGGGGAGAAGGATGATGCGAAACGAGGAGTTCACCACAAAAACCTTCATTGATTACTTGCGCGAAACAGCCACCGAGGATGCGACAGAAGAAGATTTCCCGGTTAGGGAACACACCGCATGGATGGCGGCTGACCGGCTTGAGGATTTAGTCGCTCTGCTTTTGTCCGAAGATGTGCCGAGCAAACTACGCTCCCTTGCCGACATCTTGGAAGGGCAGCGGGAGTGCGTGTGGGCGGATAAAGACCCTTGGTGGATGACTGCTTGTGGGCGCAAAACAGCCATGTATGAAACCAACACCGACCGCCCCTGCTGGTGCGGTGGCAAGGTGAGGGTGGCGCCATGATTTTCTACATCCACACCATCGACGGTTGCCCTGCCGAGTTCAGTGAGGAACACCGCATGATTTTCTATGGCCAGTTTGGGCGAGGCCGTAGGGGCATCAAGCGTGTTGCCTACTCACGGGCACAGATTCTAAAAGAACGTGCCCTCTGCAAAGCCGAGCGTACCAAGTTCGGCTGGCCTGACCGGTTTCGGTACGGCTACATGCGCTTTGAAATTCCTGACCAACAAGGAGACAAGAAATGAACATGGAAAAAATCAGGGCTGTGCCCAACTTCACCACTGAGTCGAAGTTCTCCACGTGGATGGGCAAGCGGTTGAAGGAAGAGTTCGGCGACAGTATCAAAATCATTAACCACACGGCGACAGGGTACGGTAGCAGTGGGGTGAGTGACTTCATCATCTGCTTCGGTGGCCTGTTCATTTCCATGGAGCTGAAGCTGGACGGTAGGGAACTGACCAAGCTGCAGGAAAAGTTCGCCATCGACGTGGACAAGGCCGGCGGTATCAACATGTCGCCAATGACGCCGGGTCGTGCGGAGATGGGCATTGAGTTCCTGCACGAAATCGTCAAGCACCGTGAGCGTAGGAAAATTTACCAGTCACTCTCACCCGAGGAAGCGGCCGAGGTAGTGGCCGAAGCCAAGCAAGCCATCGCACTGGAAGGAGGTACGGTTCAATGACCAATGTTGTACTCCACCCGCACCGGCCGGTGATGTTGTTTCCCGACACGTCGGACGTGGCCCGCTTCCTTCGCAACGTGAAGGCGAGCAAGGTCATTGAGACCAACGGGCAGCTGATGCTGGCGGCGCCGCACACTTCCGACACGGTGGCAGCCACTCGTAGGATGGGTTTGACTGTGCCCAGCACCATCGCCACCCGCTACAGCTGGCCGGGTCGCTACAAACCCTTCGACCACCAGCGCGTGACCGCCGAGTTCCTCACCCTCAACTACCGCAACCTGTGCCTTAACGACATGGGGACAGGCAAGACTGCCTCTGCCCTGTGGGCCATGGACCATCTCAAGCAGGAAGGGTTGGTGCGCAAGGTGTTGGTCGTGTGCCCACTCTCCACCATGCGGGTCACGTGGGAGCGGGAAGTATTCAACGTGACGCCGAGCCGCACGGTGGGCATCCTCCACGGACCACGCGCCAAGCGCCTGCAGATGGTGAAGGAACTGGACGTGGACATCTTCATGGTCAACCACGATGGGCTGCACATCGTGGCCGACGCGTTGGCAGCAAGGGGCGACATCGACCTCATCGTCTACGACGAGGCGACAGCCATCAAGGACCCACGCTCTCGTAGGTTCAGGCAGTTGAAGGAACTGGTGCAGCGCATCGCCCCTCGCTTGTGGCTGCTCACCGGTACGCCCACGCCCAACGCACCGTCCGACTGCTGGTCAATGGGCCGGCTGGTCAACCCGTTCAACGCGGAGACCAACCCGCAGGGGATGCCCCTGTCCTTCACCCGCTTTAAAGACATGGTGGAAGTGAAGGTCAGCTCGTTCAAGTGGCGCCCGAGGGCCAACGCGCAGGCGGTGGTACGCACGTACTTGCAGCCGGCCGTGCGGTTCAAGAAAGAGGATTGCATCCAGCTGCCATCGGTCACCTACATGGACCGGGAGGTGCAGCTGTCCGGTGAGCAGGCGCGTTCCTACTTTGAAATGGAACGGTCACTGAAGGCCGAGACCTTCGATGAGCTTGGCAACGGGGTGGTAGTGAGCGCCGTCAATGCCGCCGTGAAGATGAGCAAGCTGCTGCAAATCTGCTGCGGCAGCGTGTACGGGGAGTATGGCAAGTTCGCCAACATCTCCATGCCCGACCGCTTGAATGTGCTTGAAGAGTGCATCAACCAGAGCGACCGCAAGGTCATTGTGTTTGTGTCCTTCCGCCGGGCACTGGACCGGGTGTCCGAGTACCTTACCAAGCAGGGGATAACCAACGCCGTCATTAGCGGTGACGTGACAGGCAAGGCACGTGACACAATCCTCACCGCCTTCATGGACAACGATGACCCCAAGGTCCTTGTTGCCCAGCCGAAGACCGCCAGCCATGGACTGAACCTGACATGTGCTGATACTATCATTTGGTTCAACCCAATCTTCAGTACCGAGCAGTACACCCAAGCCAACGAACGGATGGCCAGACCGGGACAGACGCACAAAATGTCCATCATCCACCTTGGCGCCAACAAGCTGGAATGGGGTGCTTACGGGATACTGAGGGACCGAGAACGCCAGCAAGCTGGCATCCTGAAACTGTACGAAGAGACGTTAGGAGTCTGAGCAATGACAGAAGAAAAGAATGGGAGTAACCTTGAGCGGCTGTTACGGGCCTACATGAAAATGCGGGATACCCGGGCAGAGAACAAGCGCCTGTTCGATGAGACCGACAGGGGCCTTGTTGAAAAGCTGGACCTGATTGAAGCCCAGCTGCTCAAGATGCTAAACGCCGCTGGCTCCGACTCCCTGAAAGTGAGTGGAGTAGGGCAGGCTTTCCTTGGTAAGAAAGTGATAGTCAACGCCACAGATTGGAACGCGCTGTGGCAGCACATACTGGAACACCAAGACACCGAACTCCTGCAGAAGCGCGTCGCATCGCGAGCGGTGCAGGACTATGTTGAAGCCAACGGGGAATTGCCGCCGGGGGTGAGCATGTCCACTGAACGAACCGTCAACGTACGCCGAGACTAACAGAGGAACCTATCAATGAACGACCTGATGTTAAATGGAAAGAACCTTCCCGCCCATGCGCAAGCAACGGGTGGTAGCAATCTCTCTGCCGACATGGGGGGAGCCGGCTGGCCCCGCCTCACCTTCAAGGGCAACCGCTTCCGCGTGAACATTGGCGGGGATGAGCGGGTGCTGGGCACCCTTACCACCAAGCTGGTAATACTTGAGGCCAACCCGCACGTGTCCCGCGTGTTCTATGGCACCGCGTACGACAGCGAGAACGCCAGCCGGCCCGACTGCGCCAGCGCCGATGGCATCACACCACTGGCCAATGTCGCCGCGCCACAGAGCAAGCTCTGTGCAACCTGCCCACAGAACGAGAAGGGCAGCGCGGTCACCGACACCGGCGGCAAGACCCGGGCGTGTTCATTCTTCAAGCGGGTAGTGGTACTCCTTGTGGACGAGCCGGAACTGGGACCGCTGGTTGCCGACATGAAGGCCATGACCATGTTCGGCAACAGCCAACCCGACAAGGGCGCGTTCTCGCTACGCGACTATGCCAAGCGGCTGGACCAGAACAAGGTTATGCCGTACGCCGTCATCACCGAGGCTGGGTTCGACCCCAACGAGTCCGTCCCCAAGTTGGTGTTCAGGGCATTGGACTTCACCAGCGCCCCCTTCCACGACAAGTACATCGCCCCCCTGCTGGACAGCGGTGAACTGCAGGCCATGGTAAGCACGAGCGACCTGCCCACAGGCGCCGTTGTACCCCCGGCCGAGGGGGCAGCCGCACCCACCGGCTTCCGTGACGCCCTGAGCCAGCGCAAGCCGGCCCACGCGGACCCGACAGCAACGCCCCCTGCCGCCACGGAGGTACCAGCCGCCAGTGGGGAACCGACCCCCGCCCAGAAGGCAGCCAAGACCCGCGCCGAGAAGAAGGCCAAGGCTGAGGCAGATGCCAAGGCGGCAGCCGACAAGGCGGCAGCGGAGCACGCAGCTGCGAGTGAGGGTGAAGACGAAGGTGGAGAGATGGTCTTTGACGCCAAACTGGAAGATGCACTGGCCGAGTTTGGATTCTAAGGGCTGAAAAAATGAAGCCCCCGGCGACCAACCGGGGGCTTCCCACCGAGACCATGACCTAGCGAGGAACGGAAGGGCATGAAGAAAGAGAGTTTTTCAACCCAGTTTCTGAGGGCGATAGTACCAAACAGCGCCCTTCTGTGTATAGCCCACGAGCGGTCAGTGCCAGCCAAAGGCAGGACCACGAAAGTGTGGACCCAACAGTTCTTTACCGACGAGCAGATAGCCAACGGCTCACTGCTTGAACATGTAACCGAACTCAACACGCACATGGACACCAACATTTATTTTGGTGTCGCCGCATACCGGGCACGTGAGCGTAGCAAGCAGAACGCCCAACTCATCAAGTGCCTGCTGCTGGACATCGACCTCAAGGGTGACCGGCCGCACTACAACAGCAAGGCTGATGCAGTGATGGGACTGCACAACTTGTACAAGGAAATCCCCTGCCTGCCCAAGCCAACGATTGTGGACTCGGGCAACGGCATCCACGCCTACTTCACCTTCACCCAACCCGTCTCCATTGATGACTGGTTCGTAGTTGCCAACACGTTTGCCAAGGTGGTTGAGCACGTGGACCCACGCTTGCTGGCCGACCCGGTGCCAACCAAGGATGCAGCACGGGTGATGCGTGTGCCCTGCACGTGGAACGCCAAGACGGCGACCCGTGAGTACGTGAAGATAATGGGGCATGGTACCGACGTAGACTTCGACACCCTCAAGACCGGGCTGGCTCAAGCCGCCGCCGCTCGCAACGTGTGGGTATCCAGCGTGGTCCCTGACTCCACGCCGTTAATCAACAGCCCGCCGCCCGCGCACGCCATCGGCACCGCGTCGTCACTGAGCGTTGGGTTCCATGAAACGACAGCTCGCTTCGCCGGCCTGAACCCGGTGCCCATCGTGAAGGGGTGCAAGCAGATGCACCGCATGATGACGCTGCACGGCAACGTGTCGGAACCGGAGTGGGTACTGATGTTGCGGGTGCTGGACACCTGCGACAAGAACGACGAGCTGGTGCACGCCTTCAGCAACGGCCACCCCAGCTACTCACGCGTCGCTACCATCAACAAGGTAAGGCACCTGCGCAGTACCTTCAACTCGCCAAGCGCCGGGTGCGACGAGTTCCGCGCCATCAACCCGAAGAACTGCGAGGGATGCAGATTCAGGGACAAGGTGTGGACGCCCAGCCAGATTGCCGAGAAGGTTCAGCAACAGGAAACCCGGGAGCTGCAGAAGGTTGAGGCGGTGGAGAAGCTGCAGCAGGGGCAGACCACGCCGCAAGGCTACCTGCCACTGCCAGTGTTCTACCGCCAGACGCGCAACGCCGACACCCACCAGCCGTTCACCTTGATACCAGTGTGGGTGGGTGAGGAAGAAGGCGAGGTGATGCGGCCGCTGATACGGGGGCACATCAACGTCATCGGCGCCAGCGTCGCTCTGGAGACCGACGCGGAAGGTGAGGACAAGCGTGTAGACCTGATGATTCACCTGAACGTACGGGTGTGGCAGTCCAGCACTGACGTGGCCATCGCTGCCAACCGGTTGACAGCCACAACATTGGACCGGGCGACTGAACCCTTGCGCCAAATCGGCATGCTGTTCGACATCTCAACGCCGAAGGAAATGACGGCGGTGAGAAAGTTTCTGGCCGACATCGTGAATGTCGCCAGCCACCGGCCCACGCCGCACTATGCAACCAAGGGTTGGACACCCACTGGCCTCACGGTGGGAGCAACCCGCTTCAATAACAACGGGTCGATAGTGAACGGCAACACGTACGCTGAGCACTCCGGCGGCAGCCCCAAGACCATTGAGAAATTCTGTTCCGGGCGACCGGTTGGAACACTGGCCAAGTGGAAGCACGCCATCTCCGTGTTCGACGGCGACCACCCCTATGCGCAAATGGTTCTGCTGTCAGGCATGTCCAACATGCTGCTGCCCCTGATGCCGGGTATGCGCGGCGGAATTTTGCTGGCACTGACCGGCCCCATTGGACGTGGCAAGACTTCGTTGATGGAGTTCATGAACAGCTTCATTGGCGACCCGCAGGAAGGGATTGTGCAAGGGTCAAGTACCGACAAGGTGATGCTGGACATGCTCAAGCAGGCCGGCGTGTTCATGCTGCCGGTGGATGATGTCACGTCGCTGAGCGCGGAGAATTTATCCGCCATCCTCAGCACCGTCACCTCGGGCAAGCCACGGCTACGATTGGAGCAGGACTCCACGGGGTCGTGGTCACCGTCTGACTCGGCCAACATCAACGCCAGCCTGATGCTGACCTCCAACTTCTCCACCTCCGCTGCCTTCATGGCGGGAAGGAAAGGGGGCAACCGGTTACAACTGGAAGCGGCACAGACCCGGCAGCTGGAGATACCCGCCCAGTACGCCATGATTGAAGGGGTGGACACCCAACGCTGGCGCAACGCAGCCACCTTGGTGCGCGGGAACAACGGACACGCGCTGCACATGTTCTCCAAGTACGTGGTAGCCAACCGCGATTTGGTCACCGAGATGCTGGCCGCTCGCGAAGGGCAGTTTGAGACCGCCCTGAAGCGGCGCCTGCAGGGGGAAATCGTGGGGCCGTATCGGTTCTGGTGCCGCTACCTTGCCGCCGTGGCGGTAACGGCCGCCATCTGTAACGACTTGAAGCTGGTCGATTGGAACCTGAAGGAAATCATCCGCGCCGGGTTGAAGCTGGCGTGTGAGCAGCAGAGCCTTACCGACACGGTGCAAGCCGACGACATGGACAGCTTGTGGGACCTGCTGACCAACGACGACAACGGGCGCATCAACATCAACCTGTCCGAGTTCTCAGTCACGCTGGGACCTAAGTTCGCATGGCCTGATTGGAACCATGTTCATGCAGACGGGGTGCGAGGGCAACATCGCCAGTGGCTGGAGAAAGGTGGCAGCACCAACCTGTTCAACCAAATAACCAACCGCATGGTCAACACCGCCCAGTGGCGCATCGTGGCCACGGAAGTCTACGACGAGAACAACGTCCTGTTGAGGGTAGAACGGGCGGTGCAGATACCACTGAGCCGGCTACGAGAGTTGATACAGGGTAGCGACAAGTTGTCAGCCACGGTGTGGGAAGAGCTGTACGGGTCACTGGTGCACAGCGGGGCCAAAGTCATTGGCATCGACCCCGCCCGGCCCAGCCGCATGGAAGATGGGTCCCGCTACCGAATCACCACTACCCGCTTGAAGGCAGGGAACGCAGTCAGGGCGGTGGAAATCCTTTTCCCACCAATCCTTCCCTGATGTCAGAAGTACCGCGCCGGCGCCAGTGCCCGGGTATCCGGCTGGCCGCCGATGCTGCTACGCGGGGGCGCGGCCACCGGGTAACCACCTTGCCCACCCAGCCGTGACACCACGCCGGCGATTCCCGGGTTACCGGGACGCTGCGGCATGACCGCCGGGGTAGCAAAGTCCTCTCGGTTCTCCCGTCCCACCATGCCCCCCATCATGCGCCTACGCCATGCGTCCTGCGCTGCCGCCTGCTGCTGCCACGCCGTCAGGTTAGGGTTACCCATGACGCTGGCTGCCACGTTCGGGTAGCCCCCGCCCATGCCCGGGGCTGCCCGGTAACCGCCTCCGTAGCCCGGCAAGGGGGCCATCTGGGGCGGGGGCATCCCGGGACCCCTCGGCGGCTGGCTGCCGCCGTAGACGGGCATACGCTGCACTGGCGCCCCGGGGGGCTTGGGGCCTGCGTACATGGGCGGCAAAGGCACCGACCCCGGGTTACCCCGCATCCCGCCGTACATGCGCTGCATGAAGCCCGGCTGCTGCGCTGGCAACAGGTTGGCACGGGAGGGGGCGGGCATACCCCGCTGGTTGAACTTCTGCTGCTGGGCCGCCAGCACCGACAGAGGGTCAACCCCCTGCTGCACCGGCGTCGGCCGGCTGGGTGGCGGCAAAGGGGTGGACGTACCCATGGGTGGAAGCGCAAAAGACGGGGTGTTGGAAGCCGGGGCTGGTGCCGGCGCAGCTGCCCGCGCCTGCCCCTGCCTACGTGCACTCGCGAAGTTCATTTGGTAGGGAGTGGCCATTAGAAACTCTCCTTGGTGATGCGTTCATAGTAGTACCGGTTGAACCGCGTCATCAACTTGGTCATCCGGTCATCAAGCTGCTCAATGCGGCGCTTGGTCGCTTCCGACTTGTTGGCCTGCTTCACCAACTTGTTGCGGGCACGGCGCAGGTTGTCCACCATGCGCTCCGTGTTCTTGTACCGGCTGATGACGCCGGTTGAATACAGGTCCCCTTCGTTGGCCCTGAAAATCTTCATGCCAGCGATGTCACGGGCTGCTCGTAAATCCTTCTCCACGTTCAGCACGGACTCCATGTCGGTGCGCAGCTGGTAGTAGCGGTCGCGGTCAGCCTCTTCAAACTTGCCCAGCCCATAGACCCGCTGCAGGATGGGCGCGTTGGCCACCACATCCTCGAAAGTTTTCCCGTCGCCCGGTGTCGCCACGGCGGCAACGGTGTCGAAGGTTCGCGTCATGAAGGTACCGACGCCACCGGTGTAATACCCGAACAGGTATTCCAGTGTGCCCGGTGACACGTCAATCAGCCCTTCCTCGTACTTGCTGCCGCCAATGGCCATGGCTTGCGACAGCGCCTGCCAGTTCTGCTTGGTGTCCGGGTCCTTGACGTTGAAGGCATCGGTCACTGGCGCTGCGGCGAACTGATTCTTGGCCGGGTTGATGTAGCCACCAAACCACGTCTGGTTGGTCAGCACGTCGTACCCCGGTTGCAACATGGTGGGAACGACCGACCGCACCGGGTGCTTGGAAGAGAACGACAACGGCGAGATGTTCTCTATGGTCAGCCCAACCATCTGGCCGGCAATACTCCTTGCCTTCTCGGCGCCACTGAGCTGGTCAGAAGCAGTGAGCGAATCCACCAGCTTCTCGGACAGGGCGTACGGCAGGTTCCACACGTACGGCAGGGGGATGGAGATGTGCCGCCCCTCGCCGCCGGGAATCATCAGGATGAAGTTGGTGTTGCGCTTCCAGTGCGGCACCGCCTCGTAGTAGTTCCGGCCGTCATCGTCCTCGCCGGCAATCATCCGGTTGATGATGGGCATCATGGCGCCAAACACCGTGGCGCCAACCACGATGCGTCTTACATCCTTGTGATGCAGTGCACGCTTGGCACGGTACAGCCCCTGAATGGTGGGGTTGTAGAAGAAGAACAGGCTGTTGATGGCCGACCCCCACGTACCGTACCGCTGGAAGTTGACGGACAAGTCCTTGCCCACACTGGCAGCGAACTCCACGTTGCCGGTCTGGGCCAACACCTCGGCAGCCACCGACATGCGCACCGCGTTTTCCGACACGTTGGCAATCAACTCAAGGTTCTGCGCCAGCGAGCGGAACAGCTCGCGGGTCTTGGCCATGGTGTTCTTGCCCGGCCGGTTCAGCTCCCGCTCAATGCGGGTCAGGTCACGCTCCAGCTCGGTGATGTCCTTGATGTGAAAGAACTCCGAAGTCATGCCGGCCTCGTGCATCTTCTTGAACACCTCGGCACGAGTGCGTTCCTCGGGGTCCGTTAATGTACTGGGGTCGAAGTTCGGGTCCTTCATCTGCTGGAAGATGGTCTTCACCCACTTGAAGGATTCGCCGAAACCCGCCTTGGCAGCAACCGCCGCACGCTGTTCATCGGTCAGCCCTTTGATGCCCCGCGCCTGAATCTTTGCGTTCCACACCTCGCGGACATAGTTGGTCGCCCAGAACGGCGGCGACCACGCAGTCATGGACTTGCGCACCCATGACGACGAGTTGCCAAAGGCGTTGAACACTCGCTTCACGTTGGCACCGGAGAAGCTGTTGGTCAGCGCGTTGGCCATGCCCAAGTCGAGAATGACGGTGGGTGTCGAGTTGTCGCCCTGCTTGTGACGGAAGGTCAGCAGGTCGATGTCCATGGTGGGCAGCGCCGGCGGTGGCAGGCCACGGTTGGTGAAGTGCAAGTTCAGCTGCCGTTTGATGTTCCCCGGGATGTTGTAGTAGCCCTCCTTCATTGTCGGCAAGGTGACAGCGAAGTACGGGTCGTCCAGCTCAGCGACCAAGGCACGGATGCGAGCGCCCTGCTCGGTGTTGTGCACGCCACGGATGATGGCCTGCTGGCCGTGCTGCAGCAGGTGCGTCACTGCCGACAAGGCGGGACCAGAGGTCTGCCGGCCATACGCCTTGCCAATGTCGTCGCCCCACACGTCGTACTCGGAGTAGAAGCTGGCGCCAGCCTTGGCCATCAGCTGCTGGCGGATGGTCTCAACCACGCCGGGGGTGCGAATGTCGGACAACGGCACATAGGTGATGTTGTGCAGCGTGTCCATCAACGTGGCGTTCTTGGCCTCGTCCTCGGTGTAGTCAACGCCCGGTACATCCTTGGCCGGAATCCGCGCCATGTCATAGTTGGTTGGGTCCATCGCCGCCTTGTAGCCCTGCGAATCCCGCAACTCCTTGTAGCGGTCGTGGATGTACGTGTCGCCGTTGGGGTGCGGGTGCCAGTTGCCTTGCTGCGTCTCGCCAATGAGGCCGCCGGCTACCAACTCGGCGCGAACGAACTGGGCAGCGTCGAAGATGGCATCTTCAAGAGCGGCCAGATTCTCCCGGCCGTACTGCTCTTCCATCTTGGTCAGCAGGTCGTGGGCCTGCTTGTTGGACATGCCGGAATATCCCACCACGTCGTTGTCCGGGTCCGGGTCATAGGCGTGCGGCACCAGCCCCTGTTCCAAGTTGCGGCGGAACATGTAGCCGTTGCGCTGCAGTGAGTGCAGGGCGGCGGCGAAGTCGTTTACTTCCTGAAAGGTCGCTCCCATCGTGTTGGCAACGTCCTGAATGGCACGTTGTTGTTTGCCTTGGAACTTCTTCACCCGCACGTCAATCTTGGAACCGATGCGAGTGAGTGACTCGTACAGGTCCACCGGTGAATTCACGAAGCCGTTCTCGTCGGCCAGCACTTCCTGAATCAGCTTGATGGAGTAGTGCTGGTCCACCAAACGCTCCATCCACCGGACCTTGGTGCGCCCCAGTGCACGCTTGACCAAGGTGCGGAACTCATCCCAGTTGAACTCACCGGCGTCGTTGGCTTCGCGGCGCTGGCTGGGCAGTAAGGGCCGGGGTTCAGTGAACTGGAAGTCTTGCTGCCCCTGCGCCCGGGCGTTCTTCTCCGCAAGGCGCCGGCGATTCTTCCACGCCGTCAGTTCTTCACGGAAGGCTCTACGTGCAAGCACGTCGCCACGCGCCGTGGATTGTTCGGGGGTAGCCCGCTGGCCGCGATGGTAGCCACGCGCCTTGGTGGAGCCGGCAAACCAGTAGTGCCAGACATCTGACCACCGACCTGAGTGGGCGTCGATGACATCATTGAGGGCCTGATTGGTCTGGTACTCAGAGACCTCGCGGTCACCGGGCATGTCGCTGGACTCGCTGGCGTCATCCGGGCCACGGCCACCACCATCCCCGCCATCACCACCCTCACCGCCATCGTTGGCACCGGTGAGATTATCTTCCGCCTCGGCCAGTTTCTCCTGCGAGTCAGGGTCCACCGCATCGGGTGAAGTATTCGTTACCGTCTGGGCGGGAGCGGGGGCGCCCCTTAACGTCGCGTCGGCAGCGGTGGCGTCAGACTTCTGCGCCTCATCCATCTCCTCGGTCGTCACCGGCTGCGGGGTATCTAGGGGAAACAATGACCGTTGCGTCGGGTCAGTCCTCTGGGCACCTGTAGCCTCGGGCGCCGCCACTGCATGCGCCGGCGGTGGCGTGCTACCGGGAAACAGCTCCAGCTGCGTCGGGTCCGTGGGCGGCCCGGTGTCAGCGGTTTCTGCCGCTTCAGGAGTCTTGCCCGGCCACGTGGGTACAGCGGCCGTCCCGCGCACCACAGCCAGCGGCGAGCCACGGGTAGCCCCATAGGCTCGCGAGGTGAGCAGCTGGGGCTGCACGGGTGGCCCGCTGACCACGGCGAAGTTCCAGTTACCCAAGCGCGGGTAAACCGTGGTGGTAGGGTGGCCGGGCTGAACTTCATAGCTGGATGGGTTGGCGACCACATCCCACCCGGCCACTTTCAAAGCCGCGTACAACTGTGCCGACCCCGGAAGGTTGGTGGAATCCGACAGCAGGATGCTCACGCCTTCATTTTCAAATAGGTGCGTGAGCAAGTTTGCGTATTGCTGCTTACCCAGTCCTTGGTTACGCGGCAGCGCCTGATTCATGCTACCGGTACCACCGATGCGGGCTACCTTGGCCCCGTTGGAGAACGTGATGATGTAGTAGGAAGTCTGGTTCACCCGCCCCGCAACGCCCGGTGCCGTGGTTGTCTGGTCAGCAGCCACACGGGTGACGTTTACTGGGCCTAGCGTACCGCCCCAAAAATCATTAGGGTCAGTACCTGTGGGGGGTGGCAAACCCAGTTCCGCTGCAGCTTCCTCCAGCGTACGCCCCGCTGCCACCAAGCCGGAAACAAAGTCCGACGCATAAGACGGCCCCAACGTAAAATCGCGAATCGTGCTGTGCACAGTTTGCGTGAACTGCTGTTCCGGCGCGGAGCCGGTAGACGCGGGCGTGGCGGGCACGGAAGTGGGTGCCGGTGTAGGCGCCGGCGCGGGAGCCGCTCGGGTCGTGGCGCCACTGTCAAAGGTACGCACCGTCTGGTCGATGATTTCGCGAATCTGCTGCGTCTCGGTGAGCGTGTTGAAACGCGGCGCTGCCATCACGTCGCGAGCCACCGCACGATACCTACGCTCCAACTCTTCCGGCGTGATACCGGCGCGGAACGCCCGGTCCTGCCTATTATCCGAGAACCTCGCGTTCATCGCCCGCTGCAGGCGCCTACGCGGGTAGTAGACGTGCGCACGGGCGGGTCTGGCTGGCGTACTGGTGCCAACGGGGACAGGGGCGGGCGCATTGGCAGCGGCTGCAGCGGCAACCTGCGCCCGACGAGCGGCGTACCTATCCCGGGCCGCCTGCAGCTGCCCCTTGAGGTCCTCCGGGGGCGTGACGGGGGCTGTGGGAGCAGGCTCTGGCGCCGGAGCGGGAGCCGGGGCAGGTGGGGCGGCAGCTTCGGCGGCGGCCTGCCCGCGTGTGCGCATGGGCGGTGCCGTACGTGCGGTAGGCGCAGCACCCGCACCACCCTGCAAATCCAGCTCAGCCTGTGCCGGCGCGGGTCCCGCATCCGGGGCAGTTTCTGGCTCTGGCGCCAATGCCAACGTGTTGGCACCGGGGCGGTGCGAGAGGATGGTACGGTCCAGCACTACGTAATAGTTGTTCACCCCCGGGATGCCCTGCCTCGGGGATTCAGTGGACCTACGGCCGGGAGCACCACCCTCATCGGGGCCGAAACTTTCCTGCACGCCGACAAAGGCAATCAGGTCATACCCCGCCTCACGAGCCTCCCACACCACCCGCTCGTACTCGGCCATATTGCCAAACCACTCGTCCTGCCACGCAAGGGTCAGCGGGTTTTTGGGCACGACCCGGGCGACGATGCGACGCGGGCGGGGGCCGGCGCCCTGCTGAGCATAGCGGGTCCCTGAAGTCTCGTTGGCAGTGAACCACAACCCTGACCCCCGGTTGCCAGCGGGGAACTGGTGCAGGTTGAAGTCCTCGGCGGTGCCGTGCACCAAGTCCAGCACGTCGCCCCTTTGCACCTTGGGGCCGTCGGGTTCCTGCACCGCCTCGGCAACTGCCGCTGGGTCAGCCGGCGTACCTGTCTCATCCGCGAACTGTTCCAACCGCGCTTCGAAGTCGTTGCGGGCCGGCTGCTCGCGGGTCACTTGCAGCCGTTGCTGGCCTTCATCCGGCTGGCGCAGGTTGCGCATCCGTGACCGGGTACCATCCTCACGGGCTTCCTGCAGCCTACGACCGACAAAGCGCGACATCACCTTGGTGATTACCTCGTCGGCTTGCTCTTCCGTGTAACCAGCGTTGAGCAGGCGCATCCCCGCCCCGCCCTCGTCGTCGATAATCTCCTGCGCGAACCCGTCATCCGTGAGCGGGTCCCATTTCGCCGGCTTCTCGGCCGGCTTCGCCGTGGCGGCCTTGTTTACCCGTGCAGCGGCAGCGTTTAACCGTGCGGCGACAGCCCGATAGACAGCAGCGGGATTACGCGGATTACCAGACTGACCCTGCGTAGCCCATTCCCTCTGCACCATAGCCAGAACTTCGTTCGCAGTCAGGTTATCAAGGACATGCAGGGAATCAGGATTCAAACGCGCCCGAACCCGCATGTAGTCTTCTCTTGCCTGCTGCTCGTCATGGACTTTTTCAGTAGGCGTGCCCGTATCCGGGCTGGGTGTAGAGCCAACTTCCTCACTACGCGATTCCCCCGCCTGCGCCCGTGCCCGAGCTTGCACAAGGTCAACAACTGGGGCCAGTTCCCCCACTTCAAGGGGCTGCGGGGGTTCTTCCTGCTCACCGAACTGGTCGGTCAGAATTTCAAACTCAGGCTCAACCTCCGTTTCCGACAAGGAGCCAGTGGCGCGGGGCGCTCCCAACGCTTCGTCAAGGGTCGCGTTGGGGAACTCGCCGCGATATTCCGAGAGCACCTCCAGCTGCTGCTCAACCACCAACGAGCGCAACTCGGGGTCGGGCATGGTCGGCCGCAACCTACGGTCGATTTCCTCCGCGTCCCGTACCGACACGTTGGGAAGCGAAGCCAGCGTTTCCTTGGGCACGATGGACAGGCCCGCCTCAAAGGCGCTGTTCTTCATCAGCGCCTGCTGGTCTTCCCACAACTGGTCCTCGTCCTGCTCACCCAACTCCAGAAATTCTGGCGTGGCGCCTACTTCATCCTCATCGTCCCGCCGCTCTATATCCAACTTCGCCCGGGCACGAGCGAACATACCCAGCTGTTCCGGGGACGGCGCGTTCAGCGCGTCCGCTGCGTTGGGCAAGTTGGGGTCCGCATCCAACGCCTGTTCCATGTCGGCAACGCCGGCGGCGATGGCTGGATTCGGCGGGGTCGGGAAGGGCAGCTCCAGTTGTTCCGGCGGACCTTGCGGACCCTGCGGACCCTGCGGACCCTGCAGGTCCAGCGGCATCAGGGGCAGCTCCAGCTGCTCCATGGTGCTGGGACCTTCCAGATTGAAGGGCGGTGCGCCGGGGGGCGGGCCAGCGGGCGGCTCACCGGGCAGCGTTGGCAACTGGTCGATAGGGAGATTCGGGAACAGTTCCAACTGTTCCATGCGGCCGGATGGTGTTTCACGTGGAACATCATCCACCGGAGCCGGCGCACCCGTGTCGCCAGACAGCGCAGCCAGCACGCCTTCAGTCGGGCCGGCGCCAAGGGCACCAAGCAGACCCGCTTCCAAGGCTTTGCCCTTGTCGATTTCCGCCAGCGACTTGCCGCGTCCCAGTTCCTCGGCCACGTACTGGCCGGATTCCTCGGGCGCTTCAGTGATGGAGCCATAGGCCAAGCCCTTGGCCAGCCTACGGTAGACGGTGGCCCCGGTCGCTGCCAACCCCTCGCCAGCCGCGCCGGTGGCGAACGACAAGGGGGCAATAATTCCGGCCGCCAATGACGCCGCACGCGCCGCTTCGTCGCTGGCTTGCTTGAGCGACTTGCCCTCGCGCTGGGCCTGTTCCTTCACGTCGTCGTACACCGTGGTGTAGGTGTCGGCCGTGACATAGGCGCTGTTGGCGGTGCCCAAGGCAAGCGCGTTGGACACGCCGGGGGACGCCTTGATGACCTTCTTCAGCTTGTTGATGGTCATCGCGCCCTTGAGCAGCGCCTTGCCACCACCAACAATTGCCCCGGACGGAGCGGCGGACTCAAACACGAGGTTGGCCACCTGCCGCAAATTCGGCATGTGGAAGTCCAGCTCGCCGTTTGCATCCGTGGTGATGAGTTCGTTGGCCAAGTCCTTGCGGATGTAATCGGGCAGGGACTGGCGAACCCGGTTGGCGTGGTTCTCCAGCTTCGCTGACACCCGGTCGGTAAGGCCGCTGTCGGGTCCCATCCCGAAGTCAGCGAGGTCAGCCAGCAAAGACCCGAGGTCCACCACGCTGGAGTACAACGCCTTGGCCGCCCACTCGCCTTGGTCCTTGAGCCACTGGCCGGCGCCAATGGGTTCCTCTTCGTCGCCTTCTTCCGTGGGCAGATTCAGCCGGGCCGCTTCCGGGTCCCGCTGCAAACGCTCGTTGAAGGCCGCACGCCGCTCAGCAATGTCAGCCCTACGCTGGTCCACGGCGACTGACCCTGACACGGGCGCCGTATCCACGGCACCCGTTGCAGAAACATCCGCCCACGGGTCCAAGGGCTGGTAGGTGGAAGCACCGGCGGGGGTGGTACCGGCCGCCTGCTTCCGCGCCGCGACCTTGCCCTTGATGTCGTTCACGTACTTGCGCGTTGCAGCGGGGAGCTTGGAAAAATCAGAGCCGTTGGCCACCCACTTCTGGGCTTTACCCGGACCCCAGTTGTAGGCTACCAACGCGGCGTCAAGGTCACCGTTGAACGCATTGAGCAGACCCTTCAGGTACTGAGAACCAACGCGAACATTTTCCGTTGGGTCATCCAGCGGCAAGTCGGGGTCGAACTTTTCCACACCGAAACCCGGCTGGCCAGCCGTATCCGGCATGAGTTGCATGAGGCCACGGGCACCCGCACTGGAAACAGCTCGGGGATTGAACGAGCTTTCGGCTTCCATGACCGAGGCCAGCAGGTCCGTATCCAAGCCCGTGTCCTCGGCCGCACTGAACAACAGGTCCGAAAAATCGGGCAGTGCATACGAGCCATAGTTGGAAAGTGGGTCGGCCACTTACACTACCTCACGGAGTCTTGAACAGTGAGAACGGTGCATCGAACGGCTGCAGCTTCAGGCGGTCGTTGTCACGAGGGTCGGTCGGTATCTCGTGGTAAGAAGGCGAAAAAACACCGAACAACCCTTCCTCCTTGTACTTCTTTTTCACCGCATCCACCCCACTCAAAACCGGGTCCACAACAGGCCCCATCAGCGCGGACAAATCCTTGTGTAGCTCCCCCTCGTTTCCAACCCCATACAGGGCACGACTGATACGAGGGTACATAGGCCCCCCTGCAGCAACCTCTTCCGCTGCAGCTGCTGCAGCAACCTCGGGGTCTTCCACTACAGGGTCGGGCATACCCGGCCCGCCGGCCCCGCCGCCAGCGCCACCCATCAGGCTGTACCCGCCAATCATGCCGGAGATTACATCGTCGGGCATGTCTTCCACGCTCAGTCCACGCGCCGAACGCCGCGCTCGTAGCTGGTCCAACCCTGCCAACATCTCATCAGCGGAAATCACCGGCGCCCCGCCCGCTGTACCAGCCCCACCAAAGGACCCTGCGATGCGGTCAGCCATGACCTTGGCATCCTTGTCATCCAGCAACAGGAAGCCCTCATCGAACGCTTGCTTCCACGCTTCCGCTCGTAGCTTGGACTTCTCATCCTTGCCAATGTACTGCGACTTCCAGCTGTCCACGTCCTGAATGAAGGCGTTTTTCTTCTCAGTCAGGCTCATGGCATCAGCCCGGGCTGCAGCCTTGTTGGCCAACCCCTCGGTGATGTCCAAGCGCCGGTCGCCTTGGGCAAGTTCCTGCCTCTGCAATTCTTCCAGCCGTCGCTGGCGCAACTCCAGAGCTTGGAACTGGCGCTCGCGGTCATACCACTGGGAGAACCCTTCCAACCCGGCGCCAACGGCACCCATCAGGGCGGCATTACCGCCCTTATTCTCCCTACGAGAACGGTCGTCACTCATGTCACATGCCTCCCATCAAGGGCAGCTCTTCCGCCGGCGGCGCAGCCGGGGGCGGCTCAGCCATGCCTTGCACGCCGTTGGAAACGGCAGCAGACAGCGGGTCTTTCTTGGGGTTTTGCTGCTTGCGGTGCCCTTCCACACCACGACGCAGCATGTCGTTGGTGTTCAGGCCCATCTCGCTGGACCGCTTGTTGACATAGTTCATGCCCTGCTCAACGGTACCGTCCTGCATCATCATCGTGTACATGACGCGGGCCGCATCCTTCTCGTCAGGGTCGTCGCGCTTTTCCACTTCTTCACCGTGCATGACGGTCGCACGCAACAGGGATTCCTCGCGCAACCGCTGCGGGTCGAACGCCGCGTTGGGTTGGGTGACCTCGACAATCTCTACCAACATGTCGGTCACTTCCGACCCCAGTGCCAACGCGTGGGAAAGGTCCGCCTCCAGTGACAAGCCCACATCCTTGTGCCGTTCAAGCAAGCCACGGGTAATCTTGTACGTGGTCGCAGCGATGGTCGCGGCCGTGTCGTCGGTGTTGCTCAACACCTCCAGCACTTCGTCCTTCGCGGTGTCGTGGATGTACTCCGCTGCTTCTGCAGTGAGTTGATTAAGGAACATCGAATCGACATCCTCACCCGGAAAGAACGGCCCGGTATTACCACCGGTATTCCGGTTCGCTTGTGGCTTTTCGTCAGCCATAGGAAGGCCCTCCAAGTAAGGGGTCAGGCTCCATGGGCTGACCGAATGGCATCAACGACATCAAAGGTTGCTGCCCCGACGGGACACCAACACCCCCACCCGCCTGTTGGGCCAACGCCCCAGTACCAACAGGAGCCAGTGGGGGCTGGGTCGGCGGCGGCATAACGGGGGGAGCCGCACCAGCTCCGGGCATGTAGTTGGCGGGGTCCTCATAAAACGCGTCGCCCCGGCCCACCGGTACGCCCCACGAAGCCAGTGGGTAGTCCGCCTCCGCTGCCTTCTTGTCGCCATAGTATTTCATGGCGGGACCCGCTACGGCGCCGACGCCTGACAACAACTTGCCCACGCCAGCCAGTGACAAACCCTTGGTCGCAGCTGGAGCAGTGGTCGCAATGGTTGTCGGAAGCGCACCGCTGGCCAACACCGTGGGTGTAGCCGCCTGAACTGCCTGCGCCGTGGCGCCTATCTTGGTACCTGCTGCGTAGTTGAACGCTGCCTGACCTGACCCCGCAGCAACCGGGGCCGTCGGAGTCGCCAAAGCCGCCAAGTTCGCTTCCGCTACCGCCGACCCCGCGCCAATACCAGCGCCACCCCCAAGACCGGCAGCGGCGCCGAAGCCCACGCTGGTACCAGCCAACGCGGTGGAACCACCAAGACCCGCGCCGCCGACAACCGCCCCGCTACCAATCCCCACCGCGCTACCGATGGCCGCCACACCCTGCACCATGGTGCTACCCACTGCCGACATGAAGCCACCGAAACCAGCTTGGCCGGCAGCCGCACCGAAGTAGGAGAAACCAACAGTCGCCACGCCGGCGGTGAAGACAATCGCCGCAACGATGAGAATCTCTTTCCAGTATTTCTTGACGAAGCCGACCACTTTCTTGACGGCCTTTTTCACGAAGCTCATGCTGCTTTCTCCTCGGGGCGGTCAGTCAGGAAGCACACCATCGCGCCACCCCGGCGCTCAAATCCACCCGCTTCCAGAAACATCTCAGCGCGGGGGTCATCAGTGGCCACCGCCATCACAATGCACGTACACTGCCGGCGGTGCGCCCAGTCCTTGAACGCCGTCAGCAAAGAAGCCCCACCACCATCGGCGATGAAATGCACGTCGCTGGCATAGTGGGCCTTGGACCAGAAGAACCGGTCCACACTGGCCAACAGGACCCCACGGACATTCCCATCATCATCTTCCGCTACCAACACGTCTACAAGGTGCTGGGTGCGAATCATGTTGACCACCGACTCGCGCAACACCTTCGGATTGATGGGCACAAAATCCCACCCCGTGCGCTCGTGCATGGCGGTCAGATACCGGCACACCGCCGACAAGTCCTTGTACTTGGCGATTCGGGTACGCATCAAGTCAGCGCCGGCAGGGCGGCAGTCGTCGCCTCAGCCTTGGGGTTGGTGGCCGAAGCATAGGTCTGCCCCAGAGCTTCGTTCTGCGCCACCGTGGCGGGGCTGGCAGAAGGCGTGGTGGAACCACGCGAGGCTGGTTGCGCCGTGGTCGTCACGTTCACACCATGCGGCACAGTTGGACCCTCGGGAGTCGTAGGCGTAGCTGGCGTAGCCGGGGCGTTCGGGTTGCCTTGGTCAGCCGCTGGCCCCCGAGGAATGGGTTGTCCAGTTGCCCGGTCCCATGTGTCATCCATGATGACCTTCGCACTCTCCCATGCCGCGTTTTGCTCCGCAGAGGTCAGGTCCGGGTTGCCGAAGATACTGCTGGCAATCTGGCCCATGGCGCTGTACTTGGCCAGCCCTTGGTTGGCCAAGATGGTCAACTCGCCTTCGGCCCAACGCTCGGCCGCTTCCTGCCGACCCAAACCCCACTGGAAAGCCTCAGTCAAACGCGCCTGTCGGTCTTGGAATTCCTGCCCGCCCTCACGTTCCTTGGTACCCCAGTCCCGGTTGGTGTCGTTCTCAATCTTCTGCCATTCCTGCTGGTCCTCGCGGTTCTCCATACCCAACGCGTGACGGGCCACATCCTGTCGGCCGCCCAGTGCGCCCTGTATGAAATCACGGTCACGGGTTGCGCGGGCGTTCATGGAAGCCATGCCCGCCTGCGTCATCAGGCCCGCGTTGGAGATGCTGGATTCCGTCTGCAGCTGGGCATTGAGGTTGGCCGCTGCCTGCTGGTTGGCAAGGGACTCGCTCGCTGCCTTCCCGTGGGCCTGCGCATCCTGCAGCGCGAACGGCTGGGCACGGTCAATCATCTCACCCTGCGCGTTGCCGACCGCGATGCTGCTATTCATCAACCCACGCCCAGCGGCGCCCGCCATGGCATGTTGTGCCGCACGCCGCATCAACGGCGAGTTGCTGCCCAACATCTGGTTGAGCTGCTGCGCGGACATCTCATCCTGCTGCGCCTTACGCGTGAACGCTTGGGCTTGAGCTGCACGGGAACTGCCCGCCGCCACATCGTAGTTCTGGTTGCCGAAGGGGGTCGTGTTGTACACGTCCGTGGCGTAATCCATCAGCCCCGGATTAAGGCCAAGGTTGATGTCTTGGTTGGCCTTCCCACCCACACCCGTCTGTACTTGGTTCTGCATGAGACCAGCCTTCGGGTCATAGGCCGGGGGCGTGATGACAGTCTCGGGAGTCTTTGTTGTGCTGGCCATGATGGTTACCTGTTGGGGCGCAAGGGCGCGTCATCCAAGAACGTAATCATCTGGATGGCGTGCGGGAATTCCTTCCTGCTCTCGTGTGAGACGCGCAAGGAAACAGCGAACCCACGGCCCGACAATCGGCCTTGGGTGTACTTCGGTTTGGCTTGGTCCTCTGGCGGATGCGACAGCGCACCCATGGCAATGTCCTCATGAGGAAGCTCGGGCAAGTCCATGTCTTCATAGTTCATCGCCCGGGACAGGCGAATACCCGCATAGCCGGGGCACTCCCCGTGCAGCTGGACCACGTTGTAACGTTTCTCCACCATACTGGCCTGCTGTTGCTGGCTGAAATAGTGGGTCATGGTGAAGTACGACGCAATCTCACCACCGTCGAAACTACGCCCCCGGTCCAGCTCATAGACGAAATCAGTTTCCGGCAACGTCACGAGGAAAGCATCCGGGTCGGGTACATTGGGCCGCTCTTCCACGGAGAAGAACGCCCGGTCCCGACCATCAGAAGTTACCCCCGACGCGGTGGCAAACACACGCGCAAACTGGCGCTGGTCGTCGTTGAAGTAGTACCGCTGAATGGTGTTCTGTGGCTCACGCTCTGGACCCACCTGCGTCAGCGTGACCACGTAACCATCAGCGAAGAACAACCGATACTGGTTTTTATTCCGCACCACCACGGAGTTCACTACTGACTCGTTGGCAGCTTCCACGCCCGCTGCCGTCTGCAAGCGACGGAGCAGAAACGGCGCAATGTCGTGGGTCAGCGGGGCGGTGAACAGGTCGCCAAACTGGTCCATGGTCTCCAGCGTTTCAATACCCCGGAAGCTGGTGAAGATGGGCCGGTTGCCTACATTCTGCACGGTGTACTCAATGGCGCCCACGCGATGATTGATGACCGTCTGCCTTGGTGGATTGGCGTCATCACCGTTCGCACCAGCCAGCGCGTGCGTGGCCGACTCGGTGAACACGGCCAACACGTCGCCAGCGGCCGGCATCAGTCCCGTTATCTTGTCCCCGAAGCCATAGGTGGCCGCGAAATCCTCACCCGCAAAATTCAGCGGGTCGCCGGGCGCCGAGGCGTACACCTCGCCCCACGGGTAGCCCAGATGCAGACGGGTAAGATGCACTGCCAAGTGACGCGGCTTCTCCAGCGCCTCGTCCACGCCGGTGAAGATGAAGTCCAGCGTGGTACCGTCGTACCAGAACGCCGGGCCAGCCCCGCTCACACCGTAGATGGCGTTGCGGTCCTCGCTGGCATAGAAGTTGTGGGAGATGAACTGGTACCGGGAGTTGTGCGCACGTAACAGGCGCGAGCCGGGCAGGGTCAATGTCGTGGTGGACCCACTGGTCACGGCAACACGGTTACCGGCCCCACCGGGGGCCGTACGAATCTCGGTGCCTTCGGGGATGTTGGTGAGTCCGGTACCATCCAGCCGGATGCGGCCGGCAGCATCATCAGTGTCCCAGCCCCCGCTCTCCAGCACCAACGACTCGGCGCTCAAGGTGCCAAGACTCACAGCATTGATGGGGTCCCACAAGTACAGCGTGCTGCCCACGGGCACATCAACGGTCAGGCTCATCCGCACCACGTCGATGGAAAAGTTGGCGGCTGCGCCACCTACCCTGACCCCTTGCAAGTCAAACCCAAACGCTGGGTCATTCACCATTTCACGGGTAATCTCTTGGCCACCATTCCACGCAAACGCGGTGTTGGCCACAGAGGGGTAAGGCGCAACCGGCCACGCACCGCCGCAACCCGTGGCGAAGTGATAGGTCGGTCGGCCGCCAAAGCCAGAAGCCAACTTCACTTCCAAGGTTCCCGAGGTAGCCGGGCAAACACTGAACCCCGCGATGCGCGTGTACAAGCGAATCCCGTACAGTACCTCCCCTTCCGCCAAGTCGGCATTGAAGCCAGCCACTCGCAACACGTCGGAACGGGACGGCGTGATGGTTGCTCCCGCCGTGTAATTTGGCCCCGCTGCGTTCTCAGTCAGCAACCCGGTCAGCGCCCCAGTCCATGCCGGGGTAGGCCCGTATCCATTAGCCACCTTTACCACCGTGGTGGGCAGGAAGCCATCCCGAACTTCACGCACGAAATTATTCAGCGGAGGCTCAACGTCGGAAGGGGCGGCCTGCTGAAACCTTAAATACCGGGGGGGCAGGGCGCCTACCCAACCTTCCTCAGAGCTGCGCCACAGGCTGGCGATGTCCGACAACGGCGACAAGGTTTCAACCGTGGCCACGGACATGCCCGATGCGAACAAGTTCGCAGACACAACCATGGTACTGGTGCCATCAATCTGATTCTGGAAGGTCTCGCCCAACGTGGCCACACTGGCAGGGTCAAGGGGGTCAAAGGCCATGAACGCAGCAATGCCCTCGGCATCGCCAGCGGCGAAACTGCCAAACTCCACCCGGATGTGGCCAACAAGGCCCTCCCACCCGCTGGAAAGTCCCTTCACCTTATGGTTCCTCGGAAACGCACCCGTACCGTTGGTGAAGCGAACGGTCAGGGCGCTGTGGATGGCCGCGCCGTTGTTCGCCTCAAACCCATAGGTATCCACCGGTGCGATGTGCGTTACCCCGGTAGTTCCATCAAGGGTGACAACCTCACCCACTTGGTCAGCATCGTTGTACACGAACTGCCCATGCTCCAAGGACGACGCGGTGGCCGGGGTCAGGGTCACCTCGGCGATGTCACGCACGGCGTACAACTGGTCTTCATGGAAATGCAGACCAAGGATGGTGCCCACACCCGGAACGGGTAACACCTTCGTGCGCAGAATTTCGGCGAAACTATGCAGCGCCTCGATGTACTCCTCGTGCGTGGTGTAATACTTGGGGAGGCTCTTGATGCTCGGTGCCAACGAAGCGGAAAGGACGAAGCTGGCTCCCGACTGCTCGCCAGTGACCACGGCATCGTAGGTAGGGCGCAGCAAGCCCGTGCGAAAAATGATGAACAAACGCCAGTTGGCGCCAGCATCATCCCTTTGCACCAAGGTGCCAGCGTTCCCTGAGTCTACCCCCAACGTCCACACCAAATCCTCGGGCGTGGTAAACAACCCGGTCACATCCACCTTGGGCACTTCCAACACCCATCCGGTGGTGTTGGATGGCGACGTGGTGCCATCGAAGCGTTCAAAGCCGTCGATGCGGGTATTCCCACGGCGGTAGCCAACCTCGTAGTTCAAGCACTCGCGGATGCGCCCAGCCAGCACAGCCGGGCGTGCCCGAATCAGGTCAAGGCCACCATCAAGGATGACGTTCTCGGGCATCAGGTCCCCGTCCCGGCCATGGAGTATTCACGCAACTGCTCAAGGCGTAGCTTGTTCATCAGGTCACGGTACAACTTGGCCGCCCGCTGCAGCTGTGCTGCGCTCTCATCGAAGCCGGCATAGTGCACCATGGCCCGGTAGATAATCAGGTCGTGGAACTTCTCCGGTAGGCCACGCGGCACATCAGCATCCACCAGCAGCTTCTGCGGCATGGCTCGGTACTGGTACTCAAGTCGCAGCTCGTCGTGCGGGGGCGCGGAATCAAACTCAAGGCAGCCGTCACGGGTCAGCGAGTAGCGACCGGGGATGCCCTTGTTGCGGTCGCTGGACCGGTCAAGGTAGCCATAGAAACGCTCGGGCGGAACGTAATAGCAAAGATTCCGGGTAACCGGGAAACCCTGCTTGGAATCCACCACCCAAACATAGCGAACATCGTTGGAAGCAACGAACGGTACCAGCGCCTCGTAAGGGTAGTCCACCCCAGCAGCGGAGTTGTAGCTGTCAGTGAGGAATTTCAGGTCGTAGACAAGCTGGCCCTTGGCCAGATGAATCATGGTGCGCTTCACCATGAAGTCCCACTGGGTCTGGTCTTGCTGAATGTCCAGCCATGCCCGTTGTGCCCAACGAACAAGGCGAGACCGGTGTTCCGTGGTCTCGCCATAGGCAGCCGCCGGTGGAACTTCCACCGACGTGATTTTTGCTACCAACTCGGTGCCGGTTTCGCTACCGAGTTGCTGCACCAACTCCAGAAATGTCATGCCGCGTCCTCATGCGGCGACCGTACGCTCGGGCGTGCTGAGGTCCACCGGTGAACTGGCGATACCGCAGCGGGCTTCAATGGCCCCACGCATGCCGG